GAAGAGAATGTTCGCCTCTTCGCCCTCGGTAGCGTCTATAACTCAACTGGTAGAGTGTTAGTTTTCCGAACTAAATGTTGACGGTTCGAGTCCGTCTAGACGCTTTGTTTTAATTTTATATAAGAGGAATGAAAAATGTTTAAAACACTTGAAAAATTCTTGTACATCCTTGCCTTTATTTCAATTGTGATTTCTATTGGGGTGTACCAGACAAATGAGAATCTTGGTATCTTTATTGGACTTTGGGTTCCAACTCTTCTTTTACTTGGACCTAGTTGCCCTTGGCGAAAGAATTGAGTACTAAAGATTACTAGGTTCCCATTTCACGCAACCATCGGCGGGAGATTCAAGATATGGAGGAGAGTCTTGATATCACCCGCCGGTGGTTTTATTTTAAGGAGTTGATATGGGCGAACATCATGGTGCAGGTAAAGGTGATAAATATAGGAAAGTAGATCTCGATAAGTATCGAGAAAATTATGATAAGATCTTCGGATCTAAGAAAGGTAAAAAAGATAATGAACATTCAGATCGTAAGACTAAACAGCGGAGAAGAAATTCTCGCTGATGTAAAAATAAAAGAAGATTCTGTTGTCGTGAAGAAGCCATCTCTAATTCTTCCTACTGGACAAGGAAGCATTGGTTTGATGCCTTGGATGCCTTATACAGATGTTCCCGATGGTATTGAAATCAAGAATAGTTTCGTAGCGTTCACAGTGAAACCTCACGACGAACTTATGAATGAATATAATAGTGCATTTGGTAATGGTATTGTCGTTCCCACTAAACCAGCAGTAAGTGGACCTGCTCTAACATTAACTGAATAGAATTTTGTGCCCGTAGCTCAGTTGGATAGAGCAGCGGACTTCTAATCCGCAGGTCACACGTTCAAGTCGTGTCGGGCATGTACAGAGTGTAGCACAGTTTGGTAGTGCGTTGCGTTTGGGACGCAAAGGTCGTAGGTTCAAATCCTATCACTCTGATTAAGTTATGTCGGGTATTTTACTTAGATACATAAATAGTATAAAGGGAGATCAATATGACAGCAGCAAAACACGATATCAAAGTGGATCGTGGATCATCTTTTAAACTATTTCTTGAGTACCAAACATCTGGATCCACTGGTATTGATCTGAGTGGATTCACCGCAGATATGCAGGTTCGTAGAAATACGACTGCATCTCCTATACTTCTCCATTTTAGAGGTAACACGTATGAGAGAGGATTGACTGGTGGTGGATCTACTGGGGAGTATGTTGTCGGAGCAACGTTTGACGGAACTGCTGGCACTGGTGGTATCTTCTTGAATGCTGGTTCTACTGGAACCACCGCAGGTATCACGGGTGGTATATTCATCAGTGCAGATGATACTACCATGAAGAACGTTCCATCTGGAAAACACTTCTATGATTTAGAACTAATTGAAACGGACGGCACGGTTACACGTATTGTCGAGGGACGATTCGACGTATCTGCTGATGTAACACGATGACAAAAAATAAAATCATCATACATGACACTGAAAATATTAAAATGAGAAATAAACTCTCGACAAACGATCTTCGTAAAGTTAAAATACACGAAGAGGTTGAGCATAATGCCAAACTCTCTAGTACTGGCGTAAAAATACAAAAACCAAAAACAGAAATTAAAACTTTTTTAGAATTCGGCATATCTACCGTAAAAATTTTAAAAAACAAACCAAGCACTAAAACCCTTTTTACCAATTAGGAGATTGTAATGGAATTTTTGAATGAAGATGATATTTGTTTTGTAACAACAAAGGTCATAACCAACGATGATAGATCACGTTGGACAAGTGAGTTCGATGCTTGGGTATCTGAAGAGGGGCAAAGAATAGTAGAAGAGAATGTGATTGGAGACAATCCAGATCCAGAGCTAAAAAACATTTATGATGAGTGGTATCATAAAGATGAAACCTACGCAGAAAATGCACGGTTATATTGGGAGGCTCGTTGATGTCTAAAGAATGGGTTGCCCGAACAAATTGGGATGGGAAAGAATTAATTTTTGTTAGATCCCACCATTGTTATGATTTAGATTCTTCATCTCTTCTGGACATGGCCGAGACTCGAATTAGACAGTGTGAACTTGAAAAGAAACACTGGGAAGAACTACTGGAAAAAAGAAAGACATTTATCAAAGATAAGGAGAATGTCTGCAAGTAAAATGAAGATTGAATTATGACCTCGACTCAAATATGCAGGCAGTGTTTTGATAACATTCCCCGCCTTCTCTCTGCGCCCCACAGCGATGAAAATTTGAGTCGAGGTTTTTTATATACATAAGTTACATCATTCAGTTTCACGAAAGGAAACAAATATGGAAAACTTTGATTTAGGCGATATTGTCGGGACTGTATTTTATACTATAGTAATCTTCGGTCTTGGCGCACTTTGCGGTAAGAAGATCTGGTACTGGGTACGAAAATTTTTCCCTTGGAACAAAAAAGATTCCTGATTAGTCTTCTTGTTCTTCTTCGTGTTCCACGATTTCAAATCTAACATTAGATGGAACATCACCGTCATAAACGATGGTGATGTTTCCGTCTACTTCCCCGTCACCAGTTATACTAAAGTTGTTTAACTGTCCTGCTATGTCGGAGAATTGGAATTCGATATCATCTTTGTGTTCGTCTTCTAATTTTCTGTAGCTGATGTTGACATAGTTTGCTGTATCCATATCTAAGTTTGGATTTAGATAATCCTCAAGTACCTGCTTGTTTATCATGGAGATTTCTATCTTATCTCCTTGTTGCCAGTCAGTCAACCAATCAGTGCTTTCATCTGACATAACAGCTAATACAAAATTAGTTTTTGGATTTAGATCTGAATCACTAGAATTTTTAGTCATAATCTCATAGTTAACTGGATTTGTACCTGAACCAAACTCGGTCGTTTGGTTTTTTGTCACATTTCTTACGCGGATCTTACTGAAAGTTTCCGACCACATTTCAGCCGCTTTTTGTTTTGTGTATCCACCCTGTCCGGACATACGAAGTACTTCATCGGTTTGACTGATATCAATAAAGATTGCGTTAACGATATTTCCCGATGTTGATTGATAGTCGTTAACCATAAATCCTTGATGTGAATTGTTGAAGTCTCTGTATAGAGTTTCTCCAGAATATGCTGGTATTACAATGTCAGTACATGATACTGAGCCTGTAAAATCATAGTTGGGTAGACCCGTTCTAGATCCAACATCCTGTAGATTTAAAGTAAACGACATCGTATTTGGACTGTTCTTTTCAATTAACTGATAGCCCGATCCTTCTGGATGTGTGTAGTAATTCGCATTCCATCGGTTCCACGAGGGATCATTGTTTCCGTCTAGATCATAATCTTGATTAAACCCCCACCAACGTGAACCTAGATTGTTTGATTTCGTTATACTATGACCTAGCGTAATGTGGTTGTCTCCCAAGTCCCCTTGGTTATCAACATCAGAAGCATAGAAACATGGTGGTCTGTGAATGCAGGCATCAGGATATTGGATGCCTCGTTCTCCCGCAGGTAAAGATCCGGACACATGATCATATTTCATTTCAAAATAGGCTCTACCCTCTAGTACACCTGACATTAACGATGAATCGTCCCAATATAATGCTAAATCGGCACCATTGAATGTGAATCGATTTATAAATCGGTATGCCTTTCTCCACGGAGTTATTCTAGTTTTGTTGTTTTGGGATGAGAAGTTGGTGTTCAACTGTATCGCATTAAAACCTGTAGTGCTTGGTCCGTCCAGTCCACTACTTGTAGTCCATGATCCCCAATTGGATTGCCTTATTCCGCCCAAACCTTGAATGAGTGCGGTATTGTCAAAATTTGATGACATAAGAAGGTGGTTGTTGGGATCTTCTGTGGGATCAGTAATCCAATTAGCGGGATCAGTTTTGTTTACCCCATCTTTAGAAAATGAAACAAACCCCCAAGGATTCTCTGTGTTTGGCGCACTATAAAAAGTATATACACCACTGCTAGGCGTATCATTGTTCACTGTAGAACTGCGATATTGGCCCTCAGATTCAACAGCTGGAATTCTGTATTTGATTTTTAATTTAGGACGCATTGAAATGTTTTTTATAGTATAACTCTTTGGTCCGTTTTCATTATTCAACGGATTACCATCTATGCTTATAACTTCAGTGTGTCCGATACCACCTACATCAACGTAACTACCAACTTTGAAAATTCTTCCGTTATTTGCTGCGTTGTTGTCGGTGCTTTCAAGTTTTATGTATTGACCTTCTTGACCGAGTTGTCCAATTCCCGATACCAACCAATCGGCTATTTGATCATTATTCGATTCGACATATTGCTTTTCGTAAGCTAACCATTCTATTCTTCCGTATTCCACGAAATTGCCTGTATAGAATCTAATAGATGGACCTTTGTATACGTCAAACGGAGAACCATCTCCACCTATGTTTACGCGATATCTGTTGCCGGGGCTGCTGATTTCTATGGGACCTTCTCCCGCATCATCTCCATCAAATGATGTTTCGATTTCATATCTGGAGTTGTCGCCACATGGAATTATGTTGCCAACTCTATCCTCTATAACACCAAAATCCAAATAACTAGTTAAACTCTTATCGAATAATCTTTGTACTGATGCTTTATACTGATCAAATAACAGATCATCAGCAGGATTATCAGTTAGGGGTTCCATAATATCAATTACAAGATCCCCACCATTCAATTCGGGACTTCCCTGTCGAATATTAAATCGGTATATGGTGCCACCATTACTATATGCAGTTTGATTTCCACTAATATCATCAGGCCAAATACCAATTTCAGCCTCAGCATAAGATTCGGTGCTGCTGAGTGATGTATTAACTTTTGTCTCTATTGAAATGTTACTTCCAATTATTTCTTGCGCCGACAAAGAATTAAACAGCTTAATTGCTGTGGGGTAAGAACCAGTATAATTGGAACCATTCCACGGATACCACTCACCATAGTCTGGATCATAATTAGTCGGAGTCAATGGCATATATTAATATCCTATTACATAAACGGTCATGTTGCTACCACCTGAAGTGGTTATGATTCCTACTGTACTTGTGAATTGCTGTTCTATGAAGATGTCGTCGCCAGGACTGAGTAGGTATCCAGTCGAAGTTGTCACATCTGATCCACCGATGAGGATTCCTTGAGTGGCATCAGGATGAAGGCGAATCTTCATTCCTGAAGAGAATGCAGTTGCGTTAACAGCTCCACTACCATGAGCAAGTGAAACACTAGTACTTGCAGTAAACTGGTATGTCTTCACACTTGTTGGTGCAACAATAGATACTGGAATCGTAGATGGCACGTCATTCGTAACATAAGCAGACACCATCGTGTTAAGATTATTGTTGGTGTTGGTTATGTTGGAATTCAGATTTCCTAATTCCGTATTGGTTGTGGTGAACGTGCTTGCGAGTCCACCAATCTCTTGAGTTACTCCCACAAGTGCATTGTGTAGAGCAGTCAGTCCACCAGAGAGTCCGTGTAGTTCGTGCTTGAACTCAAAGGTTACTCCGATTGGAGCATCTGTTCCATTACCAGTGGTGTAACCTTGGACGAAGATAGGCCATGCACTTGTTGATCCAGCCGTTCCCGACACATATATTGCCGTAGCATCTGTAGTTGCACCATGAACTGGAATTGCTGCGTTTGCTGCATTAGTTACTGTAGTATTGGCATCAACTGTAGCACTAAATGTCACTGTGTCACTATTGACTAAGTTAACATTAAGAGCGCCACCAGAGATTCCAACTGGTACAATCGCTTCGTTTCCTATATCGTTAGGAGCGGATACTCCAACTAGGAGACTATTCAAGTACGGAGAGTTATGTGCAGTTACTCCTGCTCCCGTGACAGTTTGGGTTCCCGTATTAGATGCGTTGAAAACTACACCCAGTTCAGTTCCGGTTCCGCTAACCCCCTGAATTGCAACCGGGAATAGCGTAAGTCCATCATTCCTTCCTTGAACTTGTAGAGCAGTTACATTGGTAATTCCAGAACCTTCGACGCGAACGTGAAGGAGATCAACTGTCACACCATTTATCTGATTTTTACCTTCGGTTACACCCAATGGCATTGCTGTGAGACCAGCAGAACTGAATAGGATTGAAGGCATCGCAGATAGTCCTGCTGGACCAGTGAATCCCATGGCGGTAATTGTGTCTGCTGAGTTCAACGCTCGAATATCCAGATCCGTGGAGGTAACAGCAATAGATGCGTTGGTTATATTAGCGTCTATCTCTGAAGTTGCATCCCATGTAATTCCTAATGTGGCACCAGTGGATATGGGGAATATAGTTCCGTCATCGAAAGTTATACCGATAGTTACACCATTTGCAACAGTAGCAAGGTTTATATCTGTGTCGGTTATGGTAGCACTAACGGTTCCGTTAGAGAATGAAACTTTAAGTTCATCTCCAGAAATTCCTACTGGATATTGATTTCCGTCTCCCGATATTCCTGTTAAGTGAACCGCTACTGGATAGGCTTTTGTTACACCTTGAATTATAACTGTGTCGGTGCTTGCAGCAACGTGCATTGCTGTACTACCGTGAACTCCCATGGACAGTCCACGAATATCAAGATCTGTACTGGATACGGTTACTGTGTTTTGCACGGTAACGTCTAACGAGATTCCAGCGTCCCATGTGATTCCAACCGCAGTCATCCCATCCCAACCAGAGATGTATTGAACATCAGCGGTTTTTCCGCTTCCTGCAACGGTTACGGTGTTCACTACGTTTGCACTTACTTCACCAGTAACACCTACAATATCACCACTATAGGTTCCGCCACCTGCGGTGTAGGTGGCCGTCAACCCTCTAATGTCCAAGTCAATTGCAGAAACTTCAACAGCAGTCATTCCTCCGTATCCAGAGACATATAACACATCGGCAGACTTACCACTTCCCTTGACGGTTACGGTATCGGTGATTGTTATTTCACCAGTAACACCTACAACATCGCCGCTGTAGGTTCCTCCACCTGCGGTATATTCCGCAGTGAGTCCTCTGCCATTTGTGTTGACGGTGATGTCTGAGGTTTGTAGATTTACATCAAGTGCATTACCAGTAGATGTTATCGCACTGCCGCCAATGTACAGTTGGACAGGAAGGTGAGTTCCTGTAGTAGCACTAACGGGAGTTGCAGTTCCATCTGCGCCCCATGCAACCTTCATATACTGATAGTGTGCGGCTGTATCGCCAGCCGTGATAAAATCGGTAGCAATTCTTTCCGCAGTTGATCCTTCGATTATAATTACGCTATCGTCAACAGCCATGTATTCTCTCCGTTAGGATGTGTTCCTATATTCTTAATATATATACTTGAAGTGTGATAGTGAATGTGATATAATAGTCATAAAAGGAAATTTATAATGTTTGAAAGAATCGAGAGACTGTTCACCACGGATCTCCAAGAATATGTGAAGTCGAACGGCGGTTGCTATATTGACGCTATCGTAGAACTTTGCGAAGCGAACGATGTCGAACCAGCCGTTGCTGCTAAGTATTTATCAAAACCGATAATCGAGAAAATTCAGGCAGAAGGTGAGATCCTTAATATGTTACCTTCCACACCAAAATTACCAATTTAAATATTGACATGGTATTGTTCCGTGTTATAATTATATCAGTGTTGGGGAGTTCCCAACAGTATCGTAAGGCCGAGGTAGTCCCTCGGGAAAGGAAATGCATATGAGTTTTGCAGATTTTAAGAACAAGTCCAATTCAAGTCTAGAAAGCCTCCAGAAGAAAATGGAGACTATGGACAAAACAAACAATTATAAGGATGATCGATTTTGGCGTCCTGAATTGGATAAGGCTGGTAACGGCTTCGCTGTTATTCGTCTTCTTCCAGCCGCAGATGGAGAGGATATCCCTTGGGTTAAATTATACAATCACGGATTCAAAGGACCAGGCGGTTGGTTTATTGAAAACTCACTGACTACTCTCGGACAAAAGGATCCTGTTTCCGAGATGAACAGTCGATTGTGGAATAGTGGAGCTGAAAGCGACAAGGATATCGCTCGTCAGCGTAAGCGTCGTCTTAGTTACATCTCCAATATTCTTGTGGTGAGTGATCCTGCAAATCCTCAGAATGAGGGTAAGATCTTTCTTTACAAGTATGGTAAGAAGATCTTCGATAAGATTCAAGAAGCTATGAACCCTGAATTTCAGGATGAAGAAGCAGTTAACCCATTCGATTATTGGAAGGGTGCAAACTTTAAGCTGAAGGTTCGTAAGGTTTCTGGATTTGTTAATTACGACAAGTCTGAATTTGAATCCCCATCGGCTCTCCATGACGGAGATGATGCCAAGTTGGAAAACCTGTGGAAGTCTCAATACAAGTTGGATGAATTTGTAAGTGAGTCGAACTTCAAGTCGTATGACGATCTCAAGACTCGTCTTGATGAAGTTCTGAGAGGTGATGATCGTGGTGGCGCAACTACTGCGGAATCTGATAGTGTTGATACTACTACACAGGAAGATAGTACTTCAGAGGGAGAGGAGACTCAAACTTCGGTTGACGAGGGTACGGATGCAATGTCCTACTTTAATCAACTTGCAAGCGAAGATTGAGATTCTTTGGAGTACTAAGTTGAGAAGAGAGTGGGTTCGTCCCACTCTCTTTTTTTATATTGGCATCGCAGTCATAGTTCCGCTAATGGGTGATGTTCCTGCTTGTTCTCTCAGTTCTCTTGTGCTTGATGGTCTGGTTTCTAAGTTTTGAACAACTTCATCATCAGACTTAGACGGAGTTGCATTTGGAGGAGATACAATAATAGTCTGACCAAACGTTTTACTTGTTGGATCCATATCAGACATCATACTTTGACCGGTTTGTAGATTATCAAGTGCTGCTTCAATTCCGTTAGGAGGAACAACCATAGATTGCGAAGCACTTCCTGCGGTTTGTGCAGTTCTTGCATTTTCATAGTTTCTCTTTCTTCTATTCGCAGTGTCTTCAAACTTATCGTTATCCATACCTTTAATATTTCCTACAGATTCTCCTGCGGCTTCAATAGAAGCATTGTCCACAACTTCGGTAAAACTTTGAGCTGATCTCGCCGCTTCTAAGTTACTCTTTACTTCTTGATCTTTCCCTACACCAATATCGTTGTAGTCAATCGCGGCATCGCCTTGTCCTACTTTGCCAGGACTTAAGCTCATGAATCTCTTCCCTTCGGATATATCAGAAATATACCCTTCTGCTGCCATGACTCCAGCCATTCTTGCTGCCATACTAGCACGTTCTTCCATTAATAACGGTATTGCATCTGCTGCTATTTTACCGTCGGTGTCTCTACCTTCTTTGAATGCATCTCTTGCATGTTGGGATAATCCCAATATAGTTGTTGCATTTTGTATGAGGTTAGCTCTTTCCACCATCATGGCTCTTTCTGCCTGTGGAAGATCATCTGGGAGTGTGAATAATTCTGTGCCGTCTGTTGTGGAAAAGGTGTTCCCGTTTCTTATTGGATATGATGCATTTTTAATA